GAGCTGCTGCTGCCCATAATATTAATTTAGCTCCGGTTTGGGGTGAGAATTTTTTTGTTTGTCTTTTCTCGGTATCTTTGGATAATTTCGGACGCCCTTCTCCTGCTTGTTTTGGTAAAGAAGAAGTTTTTGGCGCGCCTCCTCCAATCGGGGCTGCTGGTATTTTCATTTCAAGTGCTGATTTTTCTCCACCCTTTTTCTTATCTAACTCTAATCCAACCTGACTAGGAGCAACCGCACCTGTCTGTAATGCTATTTTCTTTAAAGAATTTTCAAACTGAGGATCAAACCATGGACCAGATTTAGCAACCATTCTATTATTATCCCTTTCTCTACTCTCTCTATTAAGTCTACTCTTTTCCATATCTGGATCAAAACCGAATCTTGTTTGTAATAGTTCATCACTAATGAGATTACGATCAGCAAGCTGTACCAATAAAGCTTTTTCGCTATCTTCATTACTAAGATCCATTCTATCAAACTCAATTTTAGCAGGGTACTTGAAGCCCATAGCTTTTTGAACTATAGCTATTTCTTCTTCCCAAAATTCTATTAATCTATCTCTGCCATATTGTAATCTTTGAGTCAGTGTTTTTAAGCTAATAAAATTATTTGTTGTTCCTGCTGCACCAAATGTTCCTGTAAGAGTAGGAGGAATTCCTAATCCTGCATATATAGCATTAAGGTGGGGAATATATTTATTTTCTCCAAGAAAGTTATGAACATTAGTATTGCTTTCTAGTAGCTCGATATCTGGTCCCCAGATCAAATCCATAGTTCCTCCACCAACATTATTTCCAAGAATTTGAGCAAGTTTAGATGTGGCTGCTTTTGTAGGAGCAATCTTATGCTCTAAACTTCCTAATTTAAATATTCTAATATTACTAATGGCTCCGTCTAATGCTGCCATATCAGCTAATTTAAGTTTTTCAACCACTGTAATATCATCCATAATAGCATAAATCATAGGATATGCCCATGCTTGCCAATCGTCTTTTTTATAGTGAAATACCAATGTTTTATCATGATCAAGAGGATATGGCTTTTTATTTTTTGCTGCTTCTATAATTTGGGAAGGTAGATTTTCGATAACTCTTTTTTCATTTTCAGTTTTAGGATTATTAATAATTTTGCGTAATGTTGCTGGTAAAATTAATTCGTATGTTTTATCATTCAAAAATGATGATAGTGCTCCTGCTGATACTTCAACACATACAGGATCTATAAATGTATATTTCCATGGAATTTCTCTTTTTTCAACACTCACCTCTGGCAGATCATTTAACTGCATATCTGCTGTTCCAAGAGCTTTATATAATTTATCTGCAACTTTTATGCTTATTTTTGCGGTTCTTCTATCTATGACTATATTTCCGCTTTTATATAGATTATTAAGAAATCTTTCACTTCTGTCTTTTCCATTTATTTTTTTAAACCATCTTCTATAAAATCTTTCAATTCTTTTATTCCTATGTACTAATCGTATTCCTTGACTGGCAAAATCACCCATAAGATCAATAACATTTTTTACCAATCCAACTCTTTGATAAATTCTTTCTGCACGTTGCAGAATCATTTTTATCTCATTAGGAGGAGCCTCTTGAGGTCTAAATGTGTAATAATCATCTTTAGTTAATCCTGGGCGACTTCCTGTTAATCCATCTAGACTAGAAAAATCCAAACTATATCTTCTGCCACCAGCAGCAGTAGCTCTTTCTACCAGAGTAAATTCGTCTAATGAAGCTCCAGCAGTTTTTAATGCTTCCTGCTTACTGGATAAATCATCTCCCCATGTTACATAAGCTTCTGGTGGTGCAGAATGTACTGTCCCAAGGACTTCATCTTTTGTTCTTTTTTTAGCCATAATATTTAATTCTATTGTATTGTGATTATAAAATGATTACTTATATAATATACACTTTATCTATAAATTCCAGTATATACATCATCATTTGCTCCATTAATAAACCATTCTGGACCTCTATACATAGAGCCATTATTTTTTACTGAGTCTTTAGCATTCTCTCCAATAACATCATAATCTATTGGCTTTAAGGCTTTATTAAGTTGTCTTGCTAACATGTTAGCTATTACTAATGAACTATAGCGGTCTTTTCTTAATCTCCCTTTTTTCCCTTGACCTAATTTTGTTTCCGGAGTATCCCAGCGATCTCTAGCATTCGGACCTTGGCTTGTTTGTGTCATAACTATTGTTGTCAATTCATTTTTTAATTCTTCAATTTCCAGTATGCATTCACTTAGGCTGTCATAAAGAGGATTAAGATCCATTTCTAGTATATCTTTACCCTCTCTTTCAATAGCTAGTCCAAGTGTTAAATTATCAAATGAGGGAAATAATAAAGCTTTATCTTCTAGATCTTTTCTTAATCCGTGGTTCGCTTGACTTGTCCACTCTGCTTTTGCAAATTGGATAAGTTCTAAAATATGTAATCCTGGTTGATCATCTGTGTCTTTTGCTTTGTCTTCGATTGTTGGCCAAATTAATATTTCTCCTTCTTCTAATCTATTGGGATCGTGCAACGATTCCTCAATTGCTACGCCTCCTCCTTGTGCGTCCATTCCTATTTTAATTGGCTTAAAGGTTTTCATCAAATTCCTAATTTTACGAGCACAGAATCCATAGAAATCATGTTCCGTTATGAGTCCGGTTTTTTGACGCTCTTTAAAATTAGCTCTATTAGTAGTCCAGCAATACACGATTTTAGAATGCGTCGGATTCACTTCTAATATTACTATACTAAAATTATCTTGTTCACTTGCTGGATCGATTCCGTATACGTATTGTTTATTAGCATCTCCTTTAATTACTGCATCAAAAATTACTGGTTTTCCATCAATAATAATTTGATTATTAGAAACAACACAACTTTCGATTAAGCTACGCCTAAAAAATCCTTCACTATCTTTTACAAAACATGCTGCATATTCCATATTGTATATACCAGTATGAATAGTGGCTTTGGCTCTACTAACTTGTTTATCGTCCATGAAGCCCTTGGGTATCAATTCGTACGGTATACGAATAATACTATAATCTTTCCAGTTAAAATTATCTGGAACTTCTCCTTTAAATATTTCTTCTAATTTTCTTTTATCTCCTTTACTTTCTATGATAGCTTTATATCTCTTCCAGTAAGAAGCAAAGTGTTTAAAATCATAATCTGCAGTTCCGGAAATAATAGCTTGATTACCCATTTTAGTATTTAATACTTCTAATTCTTCATTCCATATTCCTGCTTCAATCATGGCTTTCTTTTTTGCTTCTTCTTTAACATTCTGTATTGGGCTTGCTGATACTGCAGCGAATCCTGATACTACGGTTTCATAAATATCAGGACTTATAGATGCAAATTCGTCAGCAATAATGATATGTGCGCGTAAACCTCTGATTTTACTACCATCGCCCATAGGAATAGCAATTGTCCAACTATCTCCTAAACGAATAGTACATCGATCAACGTCTCGTCTTGGACCATCATCGTTGCCATTGAAAATACTTCGTAATATTGGACTACTGCGCCAAATGGTTTCCATATACTCAAAGATAATTTTACTTTGACGAAACGCAGCGCCGACTACTACTATTTTAGTACCAGGACAGAATGTGCATTTTATAACACAATATAAAGCCAACAAGAATGACTTACCCCAACCACGACTAGCAATATACATGGGGAATGGTCGAATCCAAAATTCTTGTAATATTAATATTTGAATAGGATGTAATTCGATATTAAATAAAAGCTTTACCATACTTCCTATGTATTTAGGATTTTTTAAAACTTTCATTAGATGAAGATCAGGAAGCTCAATATCGCTTTCGGATCTATGGATCATCACGTTTTTATTTATTTGTATTTGACTAATATCGCCCAAATCTAACCAGGCATCATCAAAAGATATTTTATTAATAGATTCACTCATCTTGTTTTTTAACCATTTCTATATAGTGTATCTTTTTGAAGATGAATTCTGCTATTTTTTCTGCATTAGATGAGCTACCGCAAAACATAACTTTAATATTATGATTTAATTGTAACTCAATAATATTTTTAATTAAAAAAGCTGGAGTGATTTTAACTTTATCCCACATTCTTTTAGGAACAGTACTACCAATAGGATATATTAATAAGTCTTCTAAATCAAATTCTAATAATAAAAATGAATATTTAAATTGGCTCAAGCGCATAATAACATCTTTGAATCGACTCTCAACAATGTTTGTTGCGAATTCACTGGAACTTTTTTTTCTTTCGATGGTTAGCAGATGTTCTAAGCCTTCGATACTGTAATCTCCAGTATCTAGCTTCTTGTGAGCCTTTGCATAATTGTCAAAGGTCCACGGTTGTTGTTCGCGTGTATCTACTATTATTGTAAAATTATTATAAGTATTATTTGTCATGTTTTTTGTTTTGTTTTATAATGTTGTAAAAAACGGCCTCATAATAAGTTTCTACACCAGTAATCATTTTATGATGATCTTTACATAATGTTATTCCATTGTCTATCTCGAATCGTAAACCGGGACAGTCCGCCCAGCGCCTTATGTGATGAGCATTAAGTTTTTTCTTATTAATGCACCCTGGCCACTGGCAAGTATGATTGTCTCTTGCGTAAACTTTTTTTCTCCATTTTTTATATTCAGGATCTTCAAAGTTTCTAATCATGTTGGAATAATTGTATGTCTGAAACTACCATGTCTTTGACTAGTTCATCAAAAGTAATCTGTGGTTGCCACTTTAAAACTCGTTGAGCCTTAGAACAATCGCCGTGTAAATATTCTACTTCTGCTGGTCGATAAAGAGCAGGGTCAATTTCGACATAATCTTGATAATTTTTATCAACCAAATTAAAAGCTGCTACTAAAAATTGTTCCACAGTATACGAGTGACCGGTGCTAATAACAAAATCGTCAGCAATTCCTCCGGCTAACATTCGTCTCATGGCCTCTACATAATCCTTTGCATGGCCCCAATCTCGTACTGCTTTAAGATTACCTAATTTGAGTTTTTCATCAGGTTCAAGTTTATTATTTACCAAGCGTCCAATATAACGAGTAATTTTGCGCGTAACAAAGTTATCACCGCGTCGTGGACTTTCATGATTAAATAGTATGCCGCTACAAGCATATAATCCGTATGCTTCGCGATATATTTGAACCATGCGATGACTAGCTAATTTGGATACTGCATAAGGACTTTGTGGTAGCAAAGTAGTCTCTTCGTTTTGGTATTTCTTTCCATCCTTTTCGGTATAGTTACGACCAAACATTTCACTAGTACTAGCTTGATAGAATCGTGTGGTGGTACTAAATTTCCTGATGTTTTCTAGTAAATTAGTTACTCCTACAGAATTAATTTCAAATGTTGTTGTAGGTTGTTTGAAACTGGTTGCAACATGACTCTGAGCTGCCAAATTATAAAATTCATTAGGATGATGTTTTGTGATAATGTCTGTACAGTCACTAGGATCTGTGAGATCAAATTCTTCTAGTATTAATCGCGGATGTTTTAGGATATGTTTAATACGAATAAAATTAGAACTGCTGCTGCGACGATATAATCCAACAACGCCGTATCCTCTGTTTAAAAGATTCTCGGCCAGATAGCTGCCATCTTGGCCAGTTATTCCCGTAATTGCTGCAATTTTTGTCATATCAATTTACACTTTCTGAATTAAGAAATGGTTTGTCAACAACTCCATCCTGATAATTATGATAGTCATAAAGTTTTTGTTTAACCTTGTTGGTTGCCATGCTAAGAATTTCCATTTCGCGACCTTCTTTTTCTCTTATCTCTTCGTCTTCTAGCATGCGTATTAGTCCGGTCCAGCTACTTTTTCCGTCCTCTATTCTTTTGATGCGCTGTTCTCGCGTGGCTTTAAGATCTTTGCTAATTTTTTGTTGCTCATTAAGCAGTTTGGTATATTCGTTGGTATAGTTGGCGATGCTGTTGCGAGCAAAACTTAATTGAGTTTCCAGATTGGCCAATTTCGGTATGTCTCTTGTATCTTCGGGCTTTTCGTATTCTTTGTCTACTAATTTTTGAAGTTTATCAGTTTCTGCAATATGACGCTTTCGTTCTTTCATGCTTCGATTAATAAGAATATCAATAGTGATAAATTGTTTGATTTGAAGTTCTTCGGCCGGTAAAACGTCCTCGCGAAATTGTTTGATTAGTCCTATCCATGTGCTCTCAAAGTATTCTAATTCGCCCGTTTCAACATCAAATTGTCTTGTGATTTCCGGCCAAAACGTTTTGGTATGAAGTTTTTGTTTTAGTATCTGATTATCAGCGTTGCTGGTAATAACAGATAATTGATTTTCATTAACATAGCGCTCTATTGGAGCAATGTTGCGATTAAGATGATCAGCAATTTGTTGCAGAGAGGTTGAGGCGTAGTTGTCACGAATATACTTTTCTTCGTCTAAACTTAGTTGTCCTCGTTTTTTGGGAACATTAGTTTCCAATTGTTGTCCTCCATTAATTTGGCAATGTGGTTTTGAAGTTTTTTAAGATCACTTTTGTTAATTTTGTTTCCGTGTTTTAACTTGAGATAAATTTCTCTATATTCGCTCTGAATGTGGGTGTCTAAAAATGTTATTAGTTCTTTGTTTTCTAATAGGGGCTCAATAGTTGATGACGGCGAAAATGAAGTGTTACTCTCAATGTATCCTGGT